CCACAGGAGGCGCGGCACGGGACGCAGGCGGCACAGGCACCAGCGACGTAAGCATGACGATCACATCACCCTTGTCGTCGCCGAAATCGGGCACCTTGAGCGCAAAGCCAGCCGTGAACGTACCGACCTTCATCGAATCACGCAGTTCGGGCGTGATGCGACGGGAATTGATGACGCCGACGGTATCCACTTCGCCGTTGTCGTCGAGCAGGATCACGCGAGCGGCAAAGTGCTCGTAAGCGTTACCCGTGCGCTTGGAGGTGCGCTCTTCTTTTTCGACCTTGAGCACTTGGATGATGGATGACAGCATGATTTTTCCTTGACAGTTCAAGCGGCAGAAGCGCCGCCCAAGACCCCGCACGCGAGGCTATGGGCGAAGCTCACACCAACGGCCCAAACGCACGAGAAAGGAGGTACAAGACGCCGACAGACAGAGTGAGCCCGAGAGTCGTGCCAAGGGCCATAGCAAACGACTCAAGCAGCCAGAGAACAGGGCGGCTCATGCCACACCCCACCAGTAGCCGAGCGAGAAGGCCACGCCAGCGATGACCAGAAGGTCAAACAGGGGAAGGGCGGCCCACCCCGACTTCACCACCACCGGAGCCCTCACAGCAGAGGCGGCAGATTCACGAGAAGGGGAGGGCCAGAAAACGACAGAGGAGGCGGCAGCGTCAACATCAGCCATGAACTCATCCCGATACTCAACGTCGCAAACGTCCGAGGGCGAGAGGTAGCAGCAACCGCAGGAGATAGGGCGGGCGTCCATCAGTTCCAACCCCGGCACAGGTAATGAGACAGGACATGCACTGACTCATCACCCTCAATCGAAAACGTAGCACCGGCAGGGATGTAGTTCCGGGCGTCCATCGAGGCAATTTGCTCGGTGCGCCAATCGAAACAGAACTCAGGGCGCATCGCGCAGTGAGTGAAGGCGAGCCCATCCTCGAAAGGACGTTCGACACGTACGGGCTTCACCTCGTAAGAAAGATCAAATTCAATTTGCAGCATGAGGGCTCCTTTGAGAAAATATCCATATGCACCGGGGAAATTAGTATCCCGAATGCATAGTAGACATAGTATCCCGAAAGGATAGTAAATGCAACCCCATACCCTACTAATTGAACTAATCGACAAGGCCCACCTGATAGCCGGAAGCGATTACAGACTAGCCAAGCAAATCGGGGTAACTCCCCAGACCGTGAGCAACTGGAGGCACGGCGAGAAACCATGCCCGCCCGCAGACGTGGCCCTCATCGCCGAAGTCGTGGGCCTTGACCCGCAAGAGTGGCTAGCAAGGGCAACCCTCTGGAAATACGAAGGCACCGCCAAGGGAGACAAGCTCAATAAAGCACTGGGAAAAACATCAGCAGCGATCACCGCGGTTCTCGCTTCAGGTGGAGCGGCGGCAGTCGCCATTTTTGAAACTATCCCATTAGGAAACGTATCGGAATGGGTAATTTCATGTTCCACGATGTATAGACTTGTAAAGTTTAAGACACCATTAAGCATTACTTTTCACACCGGGTTATCAACCAAAACGCTGCTATCCCTATCTTAACGCAGCATCGGTGCAAAGCCAGAAACCATCCTTCCACTTCGACACACGATGAGCGATCACCACATCGCCTTCGCCCTGCTCGAAAGTGACCGCGATCAGCTCAGCAAGAGAACAAAGCAGAGTCAGCCGCTGCGATTTAGGCACCGCAGTACCGTTAGAACGGCTGTAGCGGTTCGACTCAGACGGAGCCTTTTCGAAGTCCTTCATGATGTACTTCGACACGTAGGCGGCCATTTTTGCGAGGCCCATTTTTTTGCGCCGTGCGCCGCCGCCCCACTTCGTTTTCCCACCCACAAAACACATGCCGTTATCAGCGCCCACGATATCCCGCCAGATGCGCGTACCGACCTCCCAAGCCTTGATCTTCACGCCCTTGTGAACGGCATGCTCGGGAAGCCTATGAGTAGCGCAGTGAATGTGCATAGCACCCCGCTCCTGACGCTCGAACGAGGCACAGAACCGAAACGTCCCGGCAACCTGACGAGTACGGCGCTTGCCCTGACGATCCGTGTACTCCTCCACATAGCCAAGAGCAAGCTTCATACGGTGACACCACAACTTAAAGTGATGCTTGCACAAGTCCCGATCCTCTTGATTCTCGCGATACGTGAGCGTGAGCATTTCATCAAAACCCTCAGTGATGATGACCCGACGACACATGGTTTTCGCACGCCGAGCGGACGCCATGAGAGAGCGGGCCTTTTTCGCCTCAATCTCCTCATCCAGCTCATCCAGCTTTGCCTTGAGCTTTTTGGGCTCATCCCAATACGTATCGTTGATGCTTGCGCGAATCTCCTCATCGGTGCGAGGACGGAGGCAAGTACCAATCTCCTCCCAAGCCACCACAGGACGCGCAGAACGCTCCATAACGCCGTTTTGTTGCCACGTTGACACCACCCACGCATCATCACGCTGCTTACCCTCAAACTCCAAATACGTGCCATCGGGCATCGGTACAATTCTGCGCATCGTTGACTCCACCTAGTTGACGATTTACCCCGACAGGTTCCAGCCTGATCGGGGTATTTTTTTGGCCCTCATAGGCCATGAATCTAAAGTGTTCTAAGAATGAATTAGCGGCGCTGCGCGCCGCCTGCCCCCGCTTACGCAGGGGCGGCGTCCGTTCGCGCCGCCGTGGTTTGGGCTTCGCCACATGCCGCAAGCGGCATCAGGGAAACCGAGGCGCGCCGCCGCACTGTTTGGCATTGATGTAGCGCACCGCCCGTACCGCAGCGTCCGGCAGCGTAGCGGGCGTACAGGGAAACGCGCCGAGCCTCAGGAACGGAGGCGAGGAGAGCCCACACACGTGCCAGATCAGGATCAAGGGAGGGCGAGCGAGAAGGTCGAGCGAGCGCAGCAGCGGGCGTGCGAAAACCTCGACGCATTGCAGTGAAGAACTGCGCGAACCATGGAACACCACGAGCGGGCCCGTGACGACCCGTAACGTGCCACGGAGATAAAACGGAGTGAGTACCGTGCGGATAGGACTCACGAAACACCTGCCTTGTGTCATAGCATTTTTCAATATCTTTGCCGGTGAAGGTCACACCGTCGGTTTTGAGATCCTGAGGGTTGAAGCCCAGGCGCGTTACTGCGGTATGGAATTTCGGCAGGTAGCCCGCACGCTTGCCGAACAGAGCGGACAGCAGGCCACCCACGAAGGGGACACGCACCTTGTCAAAACGAACGTGCCGCACCGTGAACTCAATAAAGGACTCCCGGAGCTGCTTGTCCACCTGCGCAACGCTTTGCATGATGTAGAAACAGTCCCACCCGTGCTTGCGAGCGTGAGCGAGGAAATCGAGCACACCAGCACGCGCCTTATCGGCAAAGGTGCGAGTGTTCATCCACGTCCCCAACTCATCGAGCCCGAGCGCGCCGTTTTTGTCCTCATCGTACGAATCGGGGTTGCCGTGACCAGCCGCCAGCAGATCAAATTCGGTCGGCTTGTCAGGCACCCGGATATAGGTTTGGCGACTCATCGGCCCGAACATCGGCTCAAGAAACAGATCGAGGTTTGTAGCCACTGTGCGGCCCTCCGCGAAGTACGTATCGCGGGCCACGCGCACAAAGTTTTTGCTTTTGCCAGTGCCTTTTTTGCCGACGTAGGCGAAGTCCGTCACGGTCAAGCACCGTACGTATGGATGCCCTGCTTTTTGATCACGTAGAGGCTAGACGCGATCCAGACGGAGGCAATGCAGGAGATGACGGCGGCAGCGTTTGAAGGAATGAAAACGCCGAGAGCCATCCAGAAGTAAGCCATGTACCCACCACCACCGCCACCAGTGGCCGAAGCGACCAGACCGTACATCGCATTCAAGCAGATCAGCACGGAGGTAAGGAAGGCACCGAGGACGACGAGCCAGCCCGTGTAAGCCGCCAACTTGAGCGCGACATGATAGGACCAGAAAATTGAGAAGAACGACGCCAGCGCAGCGACGAGCGACCCAAGGAGTTTGGCGAGCAATGGCATTAGAGGGCCTTCCGAACCATGTGGAGACAAAGACCAAGACCGGAAAGCGCCCAGATGTAAGCCATGATGGCCCGCGCACCGCCAACAGTCCCGCAAGGATCAATCGAGCCACGGTCACCCGGTATCTCAAGCGGCACGCACTCAGCGAGCGCAGGCGTCACGAAAAGATCGGAGAAGCCATCAAAAAGCGAGGACTTGTCGGCATCACCGGCGACGGTATCGAGTAACTCCTCCTGCGCTTGCTTTGCCTCATCAAGCATCGGTTTGAACTCCTCCTCATCGACCTCATCGGGCGTGTCGTCCTCATCAACCTTGACGCCACACGGAGGCGTACCAGCGACCCCGCAAGGCATCGCAAACGGCGCAGGCTCCGCAGAGGGCGAGGACTCCACCGGCGTGACTGGCGCGGCCGTCGTGGTCGTGGTCGGCTGGCCAACAGGGGCGCCGGTACTGGTGTTCTTAACGCTAGTGGTTTGGGTGGTCGTGGTCGTGACGGTCGGCCCGCTGTACGTGTTGCTGATCTGGACAATGGTTGTGGTCGTGTTGCCAGTCGCGGGGTCCACCGTCGTCGTCGTGGACACCGGAGCCGTAGCAGGCCCAGACACCACAGGAGAGCCAACGGCAAGAGCATCACCAGCAACAAGCGCATCCTTGACGGTGGCGCCGAGCTTTGAAGTCGTGGGCCAACCGGACTTTGCAGCGATGGCATCCACAAACTCAGTGGACGATGAGGCAACTTGCTGGACGGCCTGAGGTTCGATCGAACGAGTACCGAATGCCTGAAAAGTATCAGCATTTGAGCCACCCTGTTGACGGTGCACGTAACAGTTCGCACCGTTGGCAGTGACGCCCCAAGACACACCAAGCGAGCCGCCCGGCGTACCAGTGTCATACGTGAAATTGGGAGCCGTGGACTTCAAATGGTTGTACATGCGCTGACACATTTCAGGCTTCGTGTACGCCGTAGGCAGCGCCGAAAAAGCGGGAATGAAAACACCAGTACAAGGCGCGACGGTGCAAGTCAAAGTAGAAGCGTTTGACTTCGTGACGACCACCGGACCGCCATTGTTCGAGAGCGTGAAACCAAGCTCCTGCGCCAGCTCATAAAGCGCATACCCGGCACCGAGTATCGGCAACGATTTACCGAGGAAACGACCCACCGCAGCGGCAGCAGAAGGGCGAGAAATCGAGCCCGCCACGTTGATCGGAATAGAGCCGCCGCCCGTGACGTTGAGCCGACCGCCTGAGTTGACCAACACCGTGCCATCACTGGCCGTGGACACCGCATATTTCCCGACGTTGGTTTGACCAACGGTAAACCCGCTGTACGTCGTGGCATTGCCTGACGACGAGGAGGAGAAAGCAGCCGCCAGCGAGGGCACCAGCAGCAGCGGCAGGAGGCACAGGAGGCGTGAGCGCATGAGGTGTTCCAGAGAGTTACCAATGCCCACAGGGCGTCCCCTGTAGGCATCAGAAACCGCCCGGATTAAGCAGCACCGCGAGCGCGCTTGATCCACTTGACGGCGATCATGATGCCCACCGAACCAGCGGCCAGCGCGAACATGAGAGGACCGTAGCCAACGGAGGCGGTTGCAGCCTGCTCGAAAGCCTCCACGCCGGTAGCTGGAGCGGTTTGCGCCAGCACAGCGCCGGAGGCGAGCAGGGTAACGAGGGAGGCGGTCGAAACGCGAGCGAATTTGTTCATGATGAACAGTCCTTCAGGTGGATATTGCAAAAGTGCGCCACCGATGAACCCCAACACAGGGAGGCTCATCGCTGACCACGTACCGAGCTTTTTTCAGACTCGGAAGTAACCCCGAGTACAGGGTTACTTCCGACTCCGAAAACGCTTGCTCAACAGCGACGAAACACGGGACCGGAAACCAACCACCCCTCAATCAAGGAGAGGCTTTTTTCAGACTCAGAAGTAACCCCGAGTACAGGGTTACTTCCGACTCCGAAAACGCTTGCTCACTCGTGACACCCAACACGGACACGGGCCCCGCGCCGGCATCCCCTCAACTCGCCCCGCCGTGGACAACCAACTTGCCCACATGGGTACATGTGGACAACCGCCCTGCGGTTCGTTGGTTCCCCACCGCTCCCGCCACTGACGCCCTTCGGTTGCCGAAGGCAATTTTTTTTTCAAAAAAGGGAATCGGGGTCAGGCCGCCAGCATTGCCCGGTACACCTGCCGCACCTTGAATCCCCAGGCATAGCCCACCGCCCACGCCGCCATAAACACCATCACGTATGTCGTCATTTGCATTTCTCCCCACAGCCGGGCGCATCAGCAGGCAACGCACTGAGCACCGGAGATACCGCCTTGGAGAACGGGTTCTCCCATCCCTGCGCCAGCGTGTAGCCGCCGTACAGCACCCCCAAGAACACCACCCAAGCGAAGGCGCGAGCGACAGGAAACCTCATGGCGCATTCCCCCCGAGGTAGCCCACCGCGAACGACAGCACCACAGCAGCAGCGGCCAGCATTTCGCGCAGTTCGGAAAATTGCAGATCGGTCATTTGAGGAGCCCGCCGTTTTGCAGGTATTCACGGCGAAGCTCCGAACTCGCAGAGTCCCGGTCGATCAGCGGCAGACCCGAAGGCGAGCGGCTGTAGACGTACTGGCCACACGCCGCGAGAAACACCACGACGAAGGCAACAGCGGCAGCGTTTCTCATGGCGAGCCCTTAGACCTTGGCAGGCGAAGGAGAGGCCACAGGAGGCGCGGCACGGGACGCAGGCGGCACAGGCACCAGCGACGTAAGCATGACGATCACATCACCCTTGTCGTCGCCGAAATCGGGCACCTTGAGCGCAAAGCCAGCCGTGAACGT